TCTTATGTGTTTCATCTTTTATATTAAAACAAAGTTCATCATGAATTTGTAACATAGGTAGATGACCAGCTTTATAACAATCTAACATTGATTGTTTTGTTTGATCAGCTGAAGATCCTTGGATCAATCTATTTAAAGCTTTATAAGTATATGCTCTTTTAATATTATTTTTACCGTACTTGGCAACTGCATTATCAAAAGACTCTGCTTGGTGTAGTCCAAAGTCTCTTGTTTCCCACTTATCAAATCTACATTTTCTACCCTTCTTAGTTCTAATAACCCCTTTTTCATCTGCTGCTAATTTACATCTGTCAGATAATTGTTTTATAAATGGAACTTTTTTATTATATTTAATTATTAATTCGTCTGCTTCATCCTTGGTAACTCCTAAAGATAATGCTAATTTATTTTTACCCATACCATACATAATACCCAGGCCAATTGTTTTAGCTTGAGTTCTTTCAATACCAACAAGGTCTGCTACTGTTTGATGAAAGTCAGCTTTGTTATCCTTATAAGCATCCACTAATTCTTGTGAACCTTCATAACCACTATCACCAACTGATGCTGCATAGTGCACCGTCATTCGTGGTTCTTGTTGCGAATAGTCAAAACTACCCCATTGATAACCCTCTTCCGGTATAAATAATGCACGTATCTTGGGACCAAAATCTTTATTCCTAGCTGGCACTTGTTGTAAGTTTGGGTTACTCATACTTAGTCTACCAGATACCGTTCCTCCAGAATCTGATCTTAGTTGTTGTATCTCTCCATGTATCCTGCCGTTGACCTGGTATCTTAGGATCGATGATAAAAAGGTACTATGAAATTTATTTATCTCCCTGGCTTGCACAATCAATTGCGCTAGTTTATGTTTGTTATTTATTAACCAATTTTGTGTAAAGGAAGGCTCTTTTGTTTTTTCAGTTCGTGGATAATCTAATTTCTTTTTGTCGAAAGCTTTGGCAATCTGGCGTGATGCCCAAATGTCTACTTCTATTCCTGATTCTTTTTTTATGGCCAATAGTGTTTCTTTCTCTTGGATCAACATTTGTTTTTTTAATTGTTCAGCTAATTCCACTTGGACTCTCACTCCTCGTTGACGCATTTTTATCAACACAGGAATTAGTTGTTGTTCTAGATCCCAAATTGTTTCAAGACTTTGAGTTCTTATTTCTTGTTTAAATCTTTGCCATAACTTTAATGTTAGAACTGCATCTTGCTCTGCATAATATCCAACATGCTCTGCCGGTAACTTCCACATCTCTGCTTTAGGATCTATACCATGAGCTGCGGCAGCTTCTCTTAAATCTGTTTCTGCTTTTATTTCACCTAGATAATCAACTGATAAACTATTTAAATTATATTGAAATCTATTCTCATCTATTAGTGCTGCAGCTATCATAGTATCTACAATTGATCCGTTGACCGTGATTCCAGAAGCTTCTAACCATCCTACATCATACTGAGCATTATGAAATATTTTGGGACAAGGTAAGCTACAAACTTTTTTCATATAAGCTTTAACTTGTTCTGGTATCATATTACCACCACCCAAATGACCAAACGGAAAGTATCCCTGCCATCCATCAACGGCTACTGCAAATCCTACAATCTCTCCTTTACCTAAAGCCCAACCAGCTCCAAGTTTTTCGTTTATACCATCGTCTCTAGTTTCTAAGTCAATTGCAATTTCTTTAGCATCAGATAGATCTTTGTATTCTGAGGGTGTGTTCCACATAGATTTTTTAAAAGTCAACGTAAGTTGTAGTCCGTTCATTTTCTTTTCCATTTTTTATCGTACGATACTGTCTGTAAATGTTGTTTCTCTAACTCACAATAATGAATAATTTTATTTATATCTTCAATTGTTTTACCTTTAAATAAATATCTACATACATATTTAATAACATTTGCTTGGAACGGATTGAGGCCATTCTTTCTTATAAAAGTCCATGGTTGAATATTAAAATTATCTTTGTAATGAGATCCACCAACTTGTTTATCATCTGGAAAGGCTTCTTCAAACATATCTTTATTTGTCATTTTTCTCCTGGACATAAATTAAATAATCTGAACCTATTGGGTAATTAAACTTATAATCTGTTCTAAGTAAATGTAAAGTTTTTCTTGCTCTTGTTGCACCGGTATACCATACTTTACGTTCATCACTTTTTTCTTGTTTGTTTTTATTTTCATAATCAGATGGGTAATTACCTTTACTATACAAAACCACATGATTAGCTTCACCACCTTTGACACTATGTATTGTATCAATTGTAATAAGAGGATCTTTATCTAATTCTTTTTGTCCATATCTTCTAAGCAATCTAATAAAATGTCTTGTTTGTTTTGGTTTAAAGTTTCTTCTAAGTATCCAAAACCAAGGTTTATTTTTTTGTTTGTCTTCTAATGTTAATCCACACCATTCTTTTAAAGTTTGAAAATCATATTCTTTTAGATCTGGTTCATTCCTCCAAAATTTATCTAATCTATATGCAGGATCTTCAAGTTCTCTTATATACTTAACCATGTTACGTGCTGCTCTTTTGTCTATCTTTTTATTATTAGAAATTATTGTCCAAGCTTTTATGGCTTCCCATTGTTTTTGGTCAAAACATTTTGTACCTTTATTATCTTTGTAATATAAACCTGCATCCTTAGCTAACATCCTAAGTTCATTTACAGTTTCATTAATACGACCTAATATGTACCAGTCTTCTTGAAGAGTAGTAAAAGGTATTTCTTTAAATGATAAATAACTTTTAACAGATCCTTTTGAGTCACCAGGTTGATATTCTTTTTCTTCACTGTCTCTTATTCCTCTTCTAATTACTTGAGAGAATCTATGTATTGCTACTCCAAATCTTTGAGTCTTTCTTAATTTTACTTTTCGACCTGGAAAAAACTTTGTAAAATATTTAGGATCAGCTCCATTCCATCTATAGATAGCTTGGTCATCATCTCCTGCAAGATAAATTCTTTTTACTTTAGGTGCCATTTTGTAAATTACTGACCACTGTAATGGCGTACAATCTTGTGCTTCATCTAATATTAAAACTTTAAGTGGTGGGAAATCTACCTCAGATATAGATCTTTCAATCATATCATCAAAATCTATAAAAGATCTCTCTCCTCCACCAGTCTTATAATGTTCGTATGTATCTATTTTTCTTTTGAATACTGTAAGTGAATCTCGTTTATAGCTCTCCATCTTGTATGCTTCTTCTGGATCAATTAACAAATTTCTAGCCTTACTATAAACTCCTAGTGACCAATCCTTATACATAAAATTATCATCTGCTAATCTTTTATCTGAAGATTTAATTACTTTTGTTTGTAGCGCAAAATCAATTGTACAATCTTTAGGATCAAATACTTCCTCTGGAAAATATCTACGACAATATGTATGTAATGTTTTAAATCTAGAAAAATCCTCTGTAGAATAATTTGGAAAAGATTCCATGGCTCTCCTAATTGCAGTATTAACAGCTTTATTAGTAAAAGATAAGTAAGCTATATCATTTGGTCTTACACCTTTTCTCAAATAACTTTTAAGAACTTTTTCAATTAGAGTATAAGTTTTACCCGTACCAGGGGGACCAAATATCTTTACTGTTTTATGGTAGAGATCTTTTAATATTTTAAGTTCTAAACTTTCCTGTGTGGTACTCGTCATCCATCTCCGATACAGTTTTTTTATTTTCTTTTTTCTTTACCTCTTTGTAGTCTACAAACTTAGGCATCATAACAGACCATACGTTTTTAACACCTTCATAATAGTCTAATCTATCACAACCCAATAGCTGCATAGCTTCAGAAGAATTTCTAAAAACTTTGTTCTTACCTAAAAAATCATCAAACGTTTTCTTTTTAAAATAACAAATATTACTACTTGAATCTAATACTACATAGTTATCTTTTAATTTATTAAAATCATCTTCTTCAATATGACTCTCAAAGAATTTTTTAAGAAAACTATATTTTTCCTCACCAAGTGTATCTTCAAATTTCATCTTCTCATTCTCAACTGCCTTCTTAACAATTGTAGACATAAGCATTTCAAATGGAGATGGACCAGATCGTGGCTTAGGCAAAGTTATCCAATAGATACCATACTTTAATAACGCAACTCTAAATGATATTTCGTTTTTCATATCATCAGGACCAATTGAAATTTTTTCATCCTGAAAGGTAAATGAATACTCAATAGATTTTGTACTTCTAGTAAATTCAATTTTCTCAAAGTCATCTATTAAATCTGGCACTTGTGAACCAATACCTAACTTTCTAAACTTACATAAATCTTTATTACATATAGGAGTAATAGCACCCAGTTTTGGTGGGCATTTATAATTATAATCTTTCTTAATTACAGATCTAGCTACAGAGCTTTCTACCTCTTTGGGATCCATAGGTGTAGTAAAAATTTCTAAATTTCTTTTTTGAAGTATTGTTCTCATCTCTTCAATATTAATTTTACCATCAGATTTTTTCATCTCTAAAACACCAACGTTGTAAAGCAAATCATTTCTGTGATTACCTGCCCACTTATCCATAATCATTTTTTGAACACATGGTGGATAGTGTTTCCAATCTTCTTCTGGTTCGAATTCTTTTACCTTAATTTCTTGCAGCTCTTTTAAGGATAATGTTTTTTGAGACACCATCTCTAAAAAAGCACCAATCATTACAGGAGTGTTAGATTCATTATATGCAAATTCAGTTGTAGCATTCATGTTGAAGTAAGGCATGTTCATACACTTATTCATTGGAAAAACTTCTAATGCTTGAAAAAAATTCTTATTCCATTCATTTAATTTTGCTAATACATCCTTTACCCCATACCAACCATCTAAAAACAAAAACAAATGTAGTCCACCAGATTTTGATCTGACTGGTATAAGTGGTAATTGATTATCTCTAATAATATCTATAACTTTTTTTTGTGAATAATCTTTGTAACTTTGAGGATCTATATCTATACATCCCCATTTACATAGTTCACCTTTTTCAGGTTTAATTCCAATTCTTTTATTTCCTTCTAAATGATCTTTCCAAATCTGTAGTGTAACAGGTTCGTGAACCGTGAGTGTTTGACCGATAGTCTTACCCCGTTCATCTACTTCTCCAGTAAGAGAAGTAGTAATGAACAGTTCAGAATTACCCTCAAATATCTCTAAGAGTTTTTGCTCCATAACAATCTAAAAGGGTGTGGCTTCTTGCGATGCTTGATTCCCTTGAGATTGATTCTCTTGTGTAAAATCTACCTTTCCAAAGATATCACTTGTCATTGCACTTTTATAAAATGCTTGAGTGCTATGTAAGGTTTTAAGATTTTTATCGGTTGATAAAATTTCTTGAAACTCTACTACCCAACCACCCCAAGTGTAGTCTTTGCTAGATTCTCTTGTTACAGTAAGTTTATAAACTTGAGAAAAACTTGGTGGATTAAATAATCCTTTTTTCCCCTGCATTCTTCTTGACTGTATCATTGAGTTCCACATTTTAGATTTTTTCTTTTGTGTAGATTTCATCGTAATCAATGCTTGTTCTTCAACATTAAGATCTTTATCTAAAATCATGACAAAGTGATTACCTGTGTCTTCAATATAATTACCATTTGGTAATCTATCTTTACCACCACCATCTCTTTTTGTTTCACTCATGATTCCTGGATCTGTATGTATTTTAACAGGTCTTCCAGTAGATTCACCCATGTCCTGCCACTCATTAAAAGTGTTTATATACAAACATGGTGTAACTAAAAAGCCTTCTCTAGCTTTCCATACTTTACCAGATGTTTCACTCCAAATATCATAGAGACCAGCACCCTCAACAAACCTTGGATCTTTATCATCTAGGACTGGAGAGTTTTGATATATTATTTTTATTATTGGTAGTTTGGTATCCCGAGCTGTTACAAACTCATTACCTTGTCCTTCCATTGACTCTAAATCTATTGTCGATGGCAGGTTTTCTTTTTTTGTCGTCACTGCATTTTCTTTTAGTTTCATTATTATTCCTTCGTTGTTATTTTAGTTTTATTTGCTACATAAGTCCCAAACAATTCTGCAGGCACATCTTTGCCGTGATCTTGAATCTGTTCTCTTACAAATGATTTAAGACTGCTTGGATGTACAGTTGTTTTCTGCATTACTGCTAGGCCTCTTTGTTTAAGTTCCTCTACAAGTGATTTAGCTTCATTGTCTTGTTTCATTTTAAATTCCAAAGACACTTGATTTTTTATCAAGTCTCCATGTCCATTATCACGTAACCAATTGAAAGCTTCTTCACTTCTAGATGCTGGTATTCTTGCAGAGTAAAATGGCTTTACTTCTACAGAAATTCCACCAGAGAGTTTAATTAACTCTACACCTGCTTGTTGCATTAAGTTAGGAATTGTTTGCTCAGAAAGAGTTGTTTCAACATCTTTTAACTTTTTAAGTTCTTCTTCAGCCGTTGTTATCTTTTTCTGAGTTTCCAATAACTTGTTGCAAGAATTGGTAATGTCTTCCGACATACCAGTATCTATTTTTACAATAGATTCTGCTTCTAAGTCCATAAGAACCTCCTTGGTCGAATCAATATATTATTTGTTTGATCTTTGCAATTAAATAATTTAAATAATTTTCTGATGTATAAATACAAAACTGAACCATTTAGCCATCAAAGACGTTCATTAATAGAAGGTGCTAAACCATACAACTTTGCATATTTTATGGAAATGGGCACAGGCAAAACAAAAGTTGCAATTGATAATGCAGCTTATTTATTTCAAGATCAAAGAATAGATTTTGCATTTGTAATTGCACCAAACTCTGTTTATCAAAATTGGAAAAAAGAAATTGCAGTGCATTGTCCAGAAGATACTAA